ATCGTTACGGGGGTATTGGCATGAACAAATCCGAATCCATCGCAAATCTTGCGACCGCGCTGCCAATGGCGCAAATGAACATCAAAGGCGCAATCAAGGATAGTAACAATCCTTTCTTCAAATCCAAATACGCCGACCTGTCCTCGGTGGTCGAAGCCATCCGTCCTGCATTCGGTCAATGCGGACTAAGCTACATTCAGCGGGTTGAGCCGTCCGATAGGGACGAAGTGCGCGTCGAGACGATCTTGCTCCACGCATCCGGTGAGTGGCTCTCTTGTGGGGTGCTTAACTTGCCGGTCAGCAAGGTTGATGCCCAAGGCTACGGTAGTGCTTTGACGTATGCCCGCAGGTATAGCCTTGCCGCTGCCTGCGGTGTCGCGCCGGAAGATGATGATGGCAACGCAGCGAGTGGCAAGGATACCCCTCAGAAACGCTTAGATTCGTTGCCACAGCTACTTGAAGCAATCAACACAGCTAACACAGCAGATGAATTGAAACTGTTCTACGCGCAAGCATATCGCGCTGCAAAAAATGTTGAAGATACCGACGCAATGCAAAAAATTGTTGCTGCCAAGAATTCCCGCAAAGCCGAACTGGAGGCAGCATGAAAGTTTTGTCAATGCCGCAGGGTAGCCCCGAATGGCTTGCCGCTCGCGCCGGTAAGGTCACAGCTAGCCGAATCAGCGATGTGATGGCGGCTAAGACCACCGCAGCTTACCGGGATTACAGGGCGCAAATTGTGGCTGAGATTCTGACGGGTCAACCGCAGGAATCCGGCTTTACAAATGCTGCAATGCAATGGGGGACGGAGCAAGAAAAGTTTGCCCGCGCCGAGTACGAACTGGCTTGCGATTGGACGGTGGACGAAATCGGAATCGTGCTGCATCCAACAATTGAGCGCGGCGCAGCTTCACCTGATGGACTGGTGTCTACCAATGGCCTAGTGGAAATCAAGTGCCCTAAGACGGCTACGCACCTGCAAACGCTGATCGACAAGAAACAGCCTCGCCAGTACGAAAATCAGATGCTGTGGCAAATGGCTTGCACAGGTCGGGAATGGTGCGACTTTGTATCTTACGATCCGCGACTACCCGACGATCTACAGTTATTTGTGCATAGGTTCGACCGCGATGAGAAACGCATCGAGGAAATCGAAGAAGCAGTAAAGCAGTTCCTAAATGAAGCAAATGAAATGATTGACAACATAAGGAAGAAATGATGGCTTACATACCGAAACCCGGCAGCTTCACGCTGTTCAAAAACTTGAAAAAAGAGGCAGAAAATCATCCCGACTATCGCGGCGATGGACTGGACATGAACGGCGAACCTGTATGGGTATCAGCTTGGATTCGTGAGGGCGCGAAAGGCAAGTTCATGTCTTGCAGTATGCAGCACAAAAACAAAGACCAGCCCAAACAAAAGAAAGCTGGCGATATGTCGGACTTAGATAACGACATCCCTTTCTAGTCAACGGGGGAAAGCTGCTGCTGGCATGGGGTTGCGACCACGCGGCCGAGCGCAGTCAGCATAGTGAGTACCCCACCAATTTAAGGAACAACAATGGACTACGATTATTTTGGAAAAATTCGTGAATGGGCAAATGATCGCAACCTCGTCAAAGGTAGCACCCTGCAAGCGCAAGTGGTCAAGCTGCTTGAGGAATCCGGCGAACTTGCTGCTGGCGTTGCTCGCAATGACATAGATCGCGTCGTTGATTCAATTGGCGACATTATGGTCGTGTTAACTATCATTGCCGCGCAGATTGATATGCCAGTTGAAGAATGCCTTGATCTTGTGTGGCAGGAAATTCGCTACCGCAAAGGCAAAATGGTTGACGGCATCTTTGTGAAAGAAAACGACAATGGATGAAGAAGCTCAAACCATAGCCTGCACACAGTTGCTTGCAAACGTCGTAAGTCTTGCGGTGCTTGATGCGTGTCTTAAGCCGGTCAAACGCAAAGGCCCGGAACGGCATAAGGTAGACGTAGCGCAAGACGAAGCCATCGATGCAATGATGTTTTTAATGGATGGCGCACAGCACTACGTCGAAATGATCGGCATGGATGGAGAACGGTTCAAAAAACAACTGATAAAAGCAATGTGGGACGAATCGCCGAATTACTTCACCAATACCATCACCGCAGAGCAACGCCGCAATTTTCGATTCAATCTTTACTTTTGGCAAAACAACCCTGCTCGACGCAGGTTCTTACCGGAGGATGACGATGAGAATAGCTGATGCAATTAACTGGCTGATGACTTACGACGCATTGCAGCCTGATCTGATAGACGTATCGAACTGGAAGCCACACGATCCACGCCGATATGACGAAAAACGCAAGGGCTGCATTGAGTACCTGCGGGAACGTAATCTCTACATCCTCGACGGCAAATTTACGCCTACCAAAGCCTCACACACCGACATAACCGTGATCTTTAACCGCGCCCGACAGCAACAGGGCGAAACCTTGATACAGGTAGCTAAATGAAAACATTACTTTGCTTTGCAGTCATCATGCTTAGCGGCTGTGCATCGCTGCAAACCGCCAGCACTACCGTTCCCGAAGCTGTCTCAAGTTTGCAAGTGGAAAAGGAAGTCCCACCGCTGTCCAGGCTTGAAGTTATCAACGGCATTGGCGAGTGCGAAAAGGCCGGTATGCGCCCCGTAGTCATTAGCACGAAGCGCAAGGTCAATAATCAGCTTGTTCCGTCTGTGGTGGATGTAACGTGCCTGCCCAAGCTCTGAAACCCCGCGCCCGTCAGATCATCGCTGCCATGCGTGAAGTCTTAGCCCGCGACCTTGAAATGACTGGTTTCAACATCGCCGAAGTCTTGAATGAGGATGTGGGAACGATTGGCAGCTATCTCAACGGCATGGCAAAGGATGGTCTAGTGTTTCGCATGGGGTTGCGATTGCAATACAACGGCAAAACACGGACGAAGCATATGCTGTGGCGGCTCAATCACAAACTAATCAGGGAACTAGAAAATGGGTCAACCGCGACGATGGAGGCTGAAGGGGCATCCAGCGCAATGCTCCAAGTGCAAGACAATCAAGGAATCAGACCAGTTCAGTTTGACGAAATTCGGAACGCTCTCATCTTGGTGCAAAGAGTGTCACCGCGTGCTGTGCCGTGAAAATTATCATAAGGGGAAAACATGATCTTTTTTGGTGGCTTGTTTATGGTTGCAGTATCGTTTGGCGTGTTCGTGATGTTCGCTGATCCTATCAACGACAAACGCTTGTGGCTTGAGGATGCGTGTGCAGCTATGATGATGATAGGGGTCGGAATAGCGATTATTGGCGCTCTAACTTGGATTGGACAGTTTCTATGAAAGACTATTTCAAAATAGAAGGGCCAGCTGTTATTTCTTTTTCCGGTGGTCGTACTAGCGGGTATATGCTTTGGCGAATATTACAAGCGCATCAAGGTATTTTGCCTGATGACGTTAAAGTGATATTTGCTAACACCGGAAAAGAAATGCCCGAAACGTTAGATTTTGTTCGTGACTGCGGGGTGCATTGGAATGTTCCTATCACTTGGGTTGAATATCGAGCAAAAACAGATGATGGCAAACAAATTGCGGTGGTTAATTACGAAACCGCTAGTCGCAAAGGCGAACCATTTGAAATTTTAATTAGAGAAAGAAAATATTTACCAAATCCATTCGCAAGATTTTGTACCGTTGAATTAAAAGTTCGCCCTATGCACAGATATTTAAAAAGCATTGGTTGGACAGAATGGGATTCTTGCATTGGATTTCGCGCTGATGAGCAAAGACGTGTAGCAAAATTGGGTAGGCAAGATTACGGGAAACACGAAACAAAAACCGCGCCTTTAGCATCTGCTGGCATTGGTATCCATGAAATTATGAAGTTTTGGGCTGAACATTCTTTTGATTTAAAACTTAAAGTAAATAGCAAAGGTAATTCTGCTCACGGTAATTGTGATTTATGTTTTTTAAAAAAAACATCTCACATTATTTCTTTGATACGGGAAAATCCTGATCGTGCGGAATGGTGGGCAGAGCAAGAAAGGGTTGTAACAGAAATTGGTCAAGCCAATAGTGTTACGGGTGCATTGTTTAATTTAGGCCGTCCAAGTTATAAAAGGATGATAGAAATCGCTAAATCACAATCAGAAATTTTTGATTACGGAGATGAATCATTACAAGATTGTTCTTGTACCGATTAAAAAAAGCTTCAACATTGAGCACAATAAATAAAGCGAGGCAGGCATGAAAGACTACTCAGAAAGCATCCTAGAAGTCGATAGGCTTCGCAAGGAAATACACCACGCTGCATCACTTAAGCAATGGTGGAAAGCCTCTGCATTGACTACTGATCTATTGGTTGCAGTATCCGAACTGAAAGTAGAATTCCACGAACTTCAAAAGGATCAACATGGAAAATTATCAGCGGTGCAAAGTCTGTGATCTTGCGTTCAAGGACAACGACAAAGTGCTGTGGTGCAAGGTCAAGACTTGTCCCGAGACTGAGCAGCGGCTAATGACTGAGCAGCAATACCGGTGGATCATGAAGAAAAAAGTAGACGCTCATCAGTTCGACGCTTGACCAACCCTGGCAAGACTTTGCCCCCTGCCTTGGTGAACTTCATAAACTCAGCCGCAGCCGCTTCATAATCCCGGCGCAGCACCTTTTGACGGAGGGTGCTGCGCTGTAGTGTTCCCAAACCAAGATTAAAAGCAAAACAGACAAGAGCATCGAATTTAGATTGAGCAAGTTCGCCGCAATACTGGGTAACGCCGCGCTCAAATCGTTCAAGATCGCTTGCAAGAATTGCATCCACTTCCTCCTTGCTCCACACCCGATTGTCGTCGGGATGTAAGTCTACTTTCAGCCGATCAGCCATTGTCAGCTTGGCGTGGTCGGGATACATGACGTGGCCGATCCCGATAGTCCACAAGTTCGCAGGACATCGGTAAGGTTTGTATCTCACGCCCTCATGGTGTGCAATCATCTTGATGCACAGCGGCGAGACTTTCATCGCTTGAATGCCTGCCCGCCAAAGTAAAAGGCAATGATGCTGCTGAAAATGATCTGCGAATCATCATCCCACAAGTTATTCAGCGCCACATCAAACGCCACGCCAGTTTTGAAAGCATACAGGAAGCCAAACACATCCACGAACACCAGCAGCAGAAACATCCCATAGGCGATGCCAGGACGCACCATAGCGCGAGCATTGACTACCCATTGGCTTGCACCCCTTGCGCTCTCGGTATCGTGCTGTAGCAGCGCCACCTTCTCTGTAACGGCTATCTGTTGAGACTGAACAACTAGCTCCTCAGTCCGGCTCTGCGCTTGCACCTTGATCTG